CACCTCGGCGCCAGTAGCCGTATTGCCGTAACAGGTGATCTCCTCGCCGTAGCGCGCCTGCCAGCGGGCGATGCCGCCGTAACAGTTCAGCGACAGATCCAGCAGATACAGCGTCGAGGATCGCTGCGCGCCGGAGGTGCCTGCCGTGTTGCCCCATGCCGGAAGCGTGCCAGGAGCCGTGCTGGTGAAGTCCATCGCCGCCGTATTGCCAACCGACAGGGCCCCGACAGAGAGGGTCGAGGACCTGGCCAGGATCATGGCGCTGGGCGCGCTGGCAGCGGACTCTCCACCGATATAGACCTCATTGATCTTGAACTGCAGCGTCGCGCCAGCCGANCGCAGGCTGCCNGGATAACTCCCGTTGACAGCCGCACTCGTGTCGGCCAGGTTNGCGCAAGTCACCGAAGAAAACGTAGCGGAATAGCGTGCCATTGTTGCTCCTTATGAGGACAGGATAAGTTGTGGCTTATCGTCAGCCTGTCCCTGACGTGCAGCCTGCTCAAGACTTTCATCGACAATCTGCGCAAAAGTCCTGCACGGGGCTCCGGCAAACTTCTTCGCTGCGCACTCATCGCAGATGTGGTGGTTGCACCCTCCGCACTTGTAGCGCTCCCTTGTCCTGGCCGGATTCAGCGCCACGATGCGCTGGCAATGCGAACAGGTATAGGTATTAACTTCGATCAGTTGGCCACCAGCCGGGCGATTGTCCAGATGCAGTTCACCCAGCCCGCGAGGCAATCCATCGGTGATCAGCAGCATGATTCGCTCCTCATTGCATCTTGCCCGGCTCTTCGACCACATGACTGATGCGGCCGGTCTGGTCCCGGATGACCGTCTTTGTCTTTGGCGCGCTGAGCTGGTCTAGCTTGCCGGCCAGCGTGTTCTGGCTTTCCGCCACTGCCTGCAGCACGCCCTGCAACTGGATGGCTTGATTCGCCGCCTCGTCCTGCTCAGGAGACGCCACGGCCCCGCTGGCGATCTGCGCCACTTGGATGGCCCGGCGCTCGTCAATCAGCGCTTTCATGATCTGCATCTGGTTCTGCATGTCCGACATACGCTTGTCGTTGGCGATGCGGATGAGTTCCAACTGCTGCTCGTATTGCTGCTTCTGATTCTCTCGCTGCGCCTCGAGTTGTTGCTGCAACTGCGAATCCCGCGCTTGCGCTTCCTGGATTTGCTGCGCCTTCCAAACCTCGAGTTGGGCATCCTGCTGCTTGAACTGAGCCTGTTGCTGCATCTCGGCCTGCTTCTGCTGACCCTGCGCCTGGAGTTTCTGCAGTTCGATCGGTGGCTGCGGAGGCTCCTGGGCTTTGGCTTTCATCTGCTCCATGGCCTGATCGATCTCCCCCTCCAGCTCCTTGCCGATCTTGAATCCCCGGACGCCAAACTCGAGCATGGAGACCATCAGTGGGGTCAACTGCGGATTGCCGGCCGCCCCATTGACCGTCTCCTTCAGGAATCCGGCGACGGCATTCAGGAACTCCATCCGGCTCTGCTTATCCGTCTCCTCATCGATCTGCACCATTGAATCGGCTTCGATATCGATGCGGAAACTGCGGCAGGGCTCACATTTCAGGAGTTCCAGCGCCTGCGGGATAAGCTGCTGATCCTGCTCGCTGAAGTTCTTTATATCCGCCATGGTCAGGATCGACTGGGACGAGAACTTGGTGCAGATGACGTGTGCTTTGAGCCGCAGGATTTCGGTCGCATATAGCGCCACCTGGTTCTGGTAGGCCATCAGCCGGTTACCACCGAAATGAGCCTTGAGCTGCTGCGCCCCCAGCGTCTCATTCGGGTCCGATACCGCCCGCATGATGTCCGATAGGCCGATGATCTCGTAGATCTGCGCCTTGACCTGATCGAACGCCTGGTAAGCCTGCTGCAGCGCCGTTCCGAAGATGGTGAGATCCACCAGATCGATCGCACCTTTGAGCCCGGATTTCTCGACAAATGCCGCCCAGTTGTTGACCGGGATCAGTGCGTTGTTCTCTCCCTCAGAGAACAGCCTGGCCAGCTCCGGCGTTGCCGCGTCATAGCATCCGCGCACCTTCAGAGCCTCGATGAGGCCACTGATGCGATCGGCCAGCGTGTCCAGGCTCTTGGCCTGATCCTCGTACAGCACATAGTCCGGGATCGGCACCAGGCTGTCGGTCGTGGTCGTGGCCAATAACGGCTTGGGGCAGGGAAAGAACTCGGGCAATTCCAGCGGATCGTCCCTTTCGTCTAGGATCTTTCCAAGCGATTTACTGATCCAGATCGCTTTGGACGCTTCCTTGTCCCAGATCTCAAAGATGAGTCCCCTGGCATCCATACTGTCAGANCCGTATGNCCGCTGCTGTCTGAGATCGGGAGGCTTGCTATCCAGCGGCACCTTGCCACCCAGNTCCTCTCCAAAGCGATCTACCAGTGCCTCTCGAGTCATGTAGACCCGGCGCCAGACCGCTGTCACCTCATCCCAGGTGCGGCCGACCGTGAACCCGAAGTCGCGCCAGTGCACGTAATCGATCGGCGCGCACTCATATTTGAGGATCTCCACCTGCGGGATCTCGTCGGTGCTGCTGGTGGCGCCCAGCCCATCGACCGGATCGCCCGGCTCAGTGGAAAAGTGCGGCTCATAGCGGATCCAGCTCGTCCCGCGCCCGCCCAGGAATCGGTCATAGACGTTCTGGGAGAGCGTGGTGCGAAAGTCCGGATAGTTCTGGATATCGCATTCCAGCGCCCGCTCCAGGATCTGGCTGGCCACGCGCCCGACCGGATCGTTGTCCTTGAACTTGCGGCTCACATCCGGCCGGGGCAGACGGCTGTAGACCGCCGGCACCAGCGTCTGGACATTGCTCCATAGGATATTGAACTTGGCCGGCGTCTGCCGCACGATCGCATTGGTCTCGCGCCGGTAGATCTTCAGGATCTTCTGGGTGCGCTTCTCCCAAGCGGAAAACTCTTTTTCGTATAGCGCGATCTGCTGGACCCAGTATTCATAGTCCGGGTCTATCCGCTCCTTATCCTGCTTGGCCATCAGACCCGCTCCTCACGCCTGGGCCGCTCCCGATAGGCTTCCTCGAGGCTGATGCCCAGGTTGATACCCTGCCCGATATTCACCTGTACCCCGCGCATCGGCTCGGCAGGGCGAGGCGGAGGTGCAACCTGCTGCATGATCAGGCAGCCATAGCTGAAGCCATCGCCGTCGTGGCTTGCCCAGTCGTGCAGCGGCTCGGCGCCGAACGTTTTCTTCTCATCGTCGTAGGCGTAGGACCAGGCCCGCAGCCCGTTCAGTCCATCCCGGCACTGGCTCTCATTAAACGCCACATGCGGGATAAGCACGCGAGCCGCGTTGATCCGGTCGGAGATGCTGGATCTGGGCGTGATGGCGACGTGTTCGATGCCGAAAGCTTCGATGAAGATCTCGACTGCGCTGCGTTTAGCTGCAAACGTCTTTGCGCGGGCGTCGTGAGGTAGCCAGATCTTCCCCAGCCGCTTACCAGCGAGTCTCCTGGCAAGTCTCTGCGCCCATTCCTCGGCGTCCAGACCCCAGCCGCCGTCATAATCAACGATGTGATATCCGCCGACCGTTGGCTGCCAAAACCACCATGTAGCTGTGTCCCGCCGACCAATGTCGGCCGAGATCTCGATCGGAGCGCCTCTGTCGTCATAGTCGATCTCATCGCTGATCCTGCCTTCCTTCTCGGATATGCCGATCTGACGAGCCAGGATCGCCCCCAGATTGGCTGCCTCGAAGCTGCACAGATATTCCTGCTCGAACTTGGCCTGTCCATATTCCTCGCCGAACTCTTCGATGTAATGGACAAGTTCTGAGTTAAGTTGCTGCTCGCTGAATACGGCCGTTTCCGTCGCCGGCAGGATCTGTGCGAAGGCGAGTGGATCTTTCTTGGCAGCCTGCAGCGTAGTCAGCGCATGATTGCGGCCCCGTGGCGTGCCATTGAAGATCTGCCATCCCTTGTTCTCCGCCAGGATCGGCCGCAGGTAGGCACGGGCGTTCGGATTGGACAGTGGCCATTCGGAGTAGACGATGCCAGCCCAGGCGCCGCCTACCAGGCTATCGAAGTTGTCCGATCCGCATACCTGCCAAGTCGAACCGTTGACGAACTCGATCAGCATTTCGTTATCGAGGGTGCGCTTGCGGATGGCCAGCGGGAAAGCCTCATCGATCCGGCGCAGGCCCGTATGCGGATTGATAGCGGTCCAGATTGCCTTGCGCGCCTGGGATTGCTCCGGCAGCATGTAGATGTAGCTGGCCACGCGCATGAAGGCTGCTATCGCCGTCCAGTGNAGGCACAGCTCGTCCTTGCCCGCNCGTCTGTGCCAGATAAGTTCAGCATGCCTGCCGCCGGATTCCATGTATCGCCAGGCCGGCATCTGGTACTGGCGCGGGATCCAGTTATTCGGCAGCCGGACCCGCATGCCTAGCTCGGAGCGTAGACGACGGTTACGTTCAGCGTGCCGGTCAGGACGCAGTACAGACCGGCCTCGGTGGACATATTCACCGGCAGATAGGCGCCGGCAACGGGGACGATTGCCGCCGTCAGTGGGTCGATCGTGGTCGTGGTGGCGCTGTCATAGAGCTGAATGGTGCCACCACCGCCGTTAGTGGCGCAGAAGATGCCCAGGATGCAGCAGGGCAAGGTGCAGACATTGCCCGTGGCGGCGGCGTTGACCAGGTTCTTGTAGGAGCCGGAATACTGCTTGTTGTTCATTCGGCGGCATAGACCACGGTGATGTTGGTCGTGCCGGCAATGACGGCGTATAGCCCCTTGGTCGTGGTGACAGGCAGCGGATACCAGGTAGCCGCCGCCAGCGTGATCGGCCCGGTGATGGGCGTAGTCGTACCGGTGGCGGCGTCGTCGTACAGGGTCACGGTGCCGTTCGTGTTTGTGCTGCACAGGATGCCCAGCACGCAGGCAGGGATCGGGCTGCAATTGCTCGAGCTTGTCAGGTTCTTGTACTGACCCGCGATCTGGATGTTGGCGCTCAATCCTCGCTCCTGAACTTGACGATCTCGATGACCACCGGTCCCTCACCGTCGGCTCCGGTCATGGCCATGGGGAGCACTCGGCCGAGCAGTCCGGTGAAGGCAGATTGATTCGTTTGCGCCAAGCCTTTGAGATATCCAACTGCCCCGCCTGGTTGCTCGTGCAGNGCTTGCAGGATGTTCTCCCGCAGCGTCCCTGTTGTTTTGTTCGGTGTACCTATCTTGCGACCAGACCCGGGTATCCGGGCACCTCTAGGCTTGCCCTTAGGCCATCCCATCTTGATCTATTTCCAGTTTGGTATTTGCTGCGCTGCCGCACATGTGACAGTTTTGGTCACTTGCTGCCGCTGCGTTGCTTGGTGCCGTCCATGTTGCTTCTGTCGGATTTGAGCTGGTTGTGGATGGCGGATTGGCCTTGGCCGGCTTCGGAGCGGCCCTCGCGCATTTTGCCGTCGAGGTTGCCTTCGTTTTGCANNCGCTGGTGGTATTTGGACTGGCCGCTGCCGCGCATTTCTTCGACGCTGGCTTTGGANCGGGGGTCNATCTGGCGGGCGCGTTTGGTGATGGGGTCGTTGCCTGCTTTCATGCCTGAGCCCATAGTTATCTCCGTTTCAGAGCTTGAGCCAGTTTAGCGGGCTCGTGTTTGTGTTCTGGAAGTTTGCCATGCTGGTCGGCGGCGGTGAATTCTTTGCCGACCTTCTTGGGGATGCCGAGGGTGGATTTGCCTTCAGCGGCGGCGTACATGGCCCGACGTTGGGCTTGGCTGACGGGAGGCATAGCTACAGATTTTGCTGCTGTTTCTTGAGTTTTGCAAGCTTTTCGCGTGCTTCTTTTGCCACTTGCTGACGGATCGGATCGTAGAGGGCGATCTCGCGCTCGTAACGGGCGATGCAGCACTCGTTTTTCATGTCATAGATGCCGCGCCCCATCTTGCAGTATTCGCATTCGATGCTCATGCTGGTTCCTTGACGAGTCCGATGGCTTGTAGGGCTTCTTCTGGCGATCGGACGGTATGGACGGGTGCAGGCCAGGCGCGCTGCCAGAGGAACTGATCGTGATTCAGCTTTCCCCTGCCGTGTTTGATCTCGATCAGGTGTAGACGGCCCTGGGAGGCTACCAGGAGGTCCGGGGCGCCTTTGCCTAGCTGGGCCAGGGATAGGACACCTGCGCCGGCCTGGCGCAGCGCCTGGACGATTTCTACGTGGTTTGCGTCGATTCTTGCCGCTTGCCTCATACCGGTATATCTTGCATGGCGATGGCCTCGCGCTCGCGCTGGTATTCGATGTCGTCGGCCGATGGCTTCAGGATTCGTCGAATCTTTGCCAGATGTGCCCGCGCAATCCTCGGATCGCCCATAATCTGACGCGCTCCAGCGGCATAGTCCGCCTTGTCTGCAGCAGCCTTGCGCTCGAGATTGGCCGACACTCGACCTGCACATACCTTTGCAATTTCCGCCGGAGCGGGAAACTTGGTTTTCTCTCGCGCCCAGTAGGAGATGGCATCGCAGATGACCTCGATCGGATAGTCTTTCAGGACGCCGGCCCAGACGGTCAGGGAAGCCTTACTTAGCTGCTTTCCGTTCAGCGCTTCCGAGAGTTCTTTGAGCCGGTCGTTCAGTGTTTGGAGGTCGGCGCGTTGCATGCCTGGCTCCAGATCGCATCGTAGTCCGTCCCCTGTGTCGAACATGGCAAGCAATCTTCCCAACGTTCCCCGCGCAGCCAGGTGGCCGGATAGGGGATGAACTGCTCGCTTTGCCACTGTGCGCTCTTTTTTTGAGCCTCCAGAGCCGAAGTGAGCAAGTCCAAAGTCGGTCGGATCTTTGCCGTCTGCTTCCATGCCTTCCTCGCGTCCGCTTTCGCTATATGGCGCGGATAAATCGACCAAAATAGGTCGAATTCTTGATCCAGATCATGCCCCATTATAATGTCCTATGCTTTCAGTAGGTTGACTGATTATTGCGATTTGTTCTCATCTCGATCTTGCAATCGTTCCCGTATCCCATTCCAAGATTCGAAGGTCAAAAGAACGCAATCCCTGCAAGCAAGGTTTTCGTCTTTCTTCTTCGAAGTATGCCGTCGCGATTCCGGCATAGGACGTCTGGCGTATTGGCGGCCACGCATGGTTATCCGCTTCTGTACCCTGGGGGACGCCGTCCCGTCGGGTGGCTCCGGATCGTTCAGAGCCCGCTTTTGTTCAAATACAAAGACAAACGCCCCGGAACCTTACGGCTCGGGGCGTTCGCTGGACTCGGGCAGGGTGGGCTGCGGGTAATATCGAGAAGGCGCAGGCGCACGAGGCGCGCTGCCCTGACTCCAAAATAGGATCATATGCGGTATCACCTTTGCCTGCCAGACCCCACAATATAGCGAATCCACTCTATTTACGCTGCATCCTCGTTGTCAACAAAAATCGTACACCCATCCTTGACGATGACATCGCCCAGCAACAATCCCTGATCGACCTTGGCATGCGCCAGAAACGGATCATTTTCCATGACCGCCCGCACGATCTTTCCGCGCAGCTCGTCCGACATGCAGATCCGGCCGTTCTCGGTATCGCACATGATCTGGTGGATGATG